TCACTTCTCCTTGCTCATCATCGGAACGTCCAGCGTCGGCGATATTTTGACCTTACGATCATACGTCACAACCTGGCTTTCTGTTTTGTGTCCACTAAACATCTGCTTCTCTTTGCTACTACCTTCATAGTCTGAAATCGCCTTGGCTTTAATATCGTGGAACGTACCCGGAACAGGTCGACCCAGTTTCACCGCGGCTTGCTTTTTCGCGTTATTCCACCATGTATTGAATGTTTTTTTATTCATCCGTCCACCTGATGGTGAAGGGATTACATAACCGGCTGCTGATTTTCCGATAAGATGTTTTTTAGCCAAATCAATCGCCGCACGTAGACGGGGTGTCCATTTCTTGATCTGTTTTTTACCCGTCTTGTTTTGCTCAATAAAAATCCCATCTTCCATTAGCTCGGAAACTATCAAATCAAAAACGTCGCCTTCGCGGGCTGCACAGAGATAAGATATTTCCATCGCAACTTTTACTTCTATTCGTGCGCATTCGTAAACAGCCAGATAATCTTCATCTGGAATATAAACGTCACGATCTGCGAGAGTGAACTTACGGATCCCGCGACAGGGATTTCCCTTCACATAGCCACGTTCAAAGCCCCAACCAAAAACCCGCGACATGCTGGATACTTCCTGATTTGCCTGGTTCTTACTGGAAACGCCGCGCTTATCCATATAAATACGAACCTGCTCAATTTTAATGTCGTCTGCTTTCATCTTGCCGAATACCGCCAGTAGCTTCTTCTGGTGTTGGCGATAATCACTCTGGGTACGAGTCGCCAGCTCAGTGAATGTCGGGCTGTCGAGGAACATTCCCCATAGCTTGGCAAATGTCATTACGTCATGGCGCTCAGCTTTTGCTTTTTCGTAATTGGCCCAGAGTTTTGACATACTTGTTTCGCGTATCTTCCCCAAACTAATACTTTTCTTTGTACCTTTTGGTTTCCAGACATAGCTATATTTATTTTTTGTGACCCGAGGCGGAAGTTGTATATCCTTCGGATCTTTACGTGGTCTTCCCATAGATGGCGTCAAAGTTGGGTTCTGTTGCAACATACTCGTCAACCTTTGGCAATTCAGTAATATTAGGTGCCAGACTTCTACGCAGGACAATTGGGCGATTTCTTCGATCCGTAGTAAACGGAATGCCGTGACATCGAAGTTGACGCTGCTGTTCTGTGTACCGTCTGTATCCAGTAATTTCAGCAATTTCCACTGGTGACAGTGTGAGTTCGTACATAGCTATCACCTCAGATAGCCAGCCAGTAAAAGATAACTGGCTGGTGGGCGTAATTCTGAAAATAAAAAATCAGTTTTGAGTCAGTTTTTGCAGCACTCTATTACCCTCAATGAGACGCTGCCAGATTGCAGAAACATACCGGGCCTGGTGTATAGCATCGGCAAGGGCGTTGTGCCGTTCTCCCTCAAATGGGATGGTTTTCTTCGGGTCGATTCCAATTGCTTTACCGAGCTCTACAATTGTTCGAACATCGCGATCATTCCAGTATTCCCACGGGTATTCTTCAGCGATGTAATCAAATGAAGAACGCAGAATACAATTATCGAAAGATGCGCCATTACCCCAGACCTGAGCAGTTTTGCGACCTCCAGGGATATTTTCGAAAATAAATTCACGGAACTGGAGTAGGGCATCAAGTAGCGGGATGGCGTCATCATTCACGATCGCTGAGCGCGCTTCGGAGGACTGCTTAAGCCACCATATAACGGTTGGTGCATCCATTTCCGCACCCCAATTTACAGACGACTCGAGGCTTATGACTTTATAGAAACTTTCCCCGATTGAGCCTGTAGCCGGATTAAACACGACCGCTCCGATAGCAACGATGGGGGCATTTTGTTTTTTACCCATAACCTCAAGATCAACCATGACGTGAACGTCATCTGCTGGTAATTCTTCAACATCATTATGATGACCGGATTCAATATTTACGGTAGTTGTTTCGCTACCAATGTCAGCATTACTTGTACCTGTATCAGCTGCTGTTTCGCTTTCAGAAATTTCATTAACAACTTCGGTTTCATTACCGAAATTCTCTTCCATCTGCACATCACTGGTGGACTCTGCGGTAGAATTAGTTCTGGTTAGATCTTCTGTAACCCATTTGCCGTCGTTAGGATCGCTGATGCCTTCGATATATTCACCACGGTTAGCGGCTAATATCTGATTTGTTTTGTCCTGCAGATCACCTTGCTCCGGGTTTTCAGGCATTGCGTTTGATGTGCGGATGTTCGCCAGTGCTTCTTCAAGCATTCGCACACGTCTGGCCGGAACCTTAATCCACTTATGCAGTGCCTGTAATGTGAGGTGATGAATTTCGTCATCTGAAATGGAGAGACCACCTACCTCCATAAAATAAAGGTCGAATGAAAGGGATTTGATAAAATTATCCCGTTCGATTTCTAAAAGGTTAAGCAGTTCACTTGCTTCTGACAGATCCATTACTGGAGTTTTACCGGAAATAACCAGTTCTACCTGAGGCCTGATTTCAAGTTCGCGCGCCGGCGTATCATCGGCCTGATCATTCGCGCCGGTCATCTTATCTGCATCACTATTGTCAGGTTCTTTAACTTTACGCATTGGCATAGGCATCGAGGAACGGCCGCAGGCGATATCAACAATAAGCTCGTCCGGGTGAGCGTGGTCGGCTTCAGTCATGACACGGTTCAGATATTCGCGATGTTTCACCGGATCTTTCCACAAACCCTCTGGCGTTGTTTTAACCGTCGCGACATTACAGGCCCGTGAGTAATCGCGACCACCAGGCATGGACATGAAAAGCTCGCGAGTTGCCAGGAACTCAGCGTTTTCCATCTTATTCATCATGCTGTTTGCCTTAATATCGACGTCCAGCGGTGGGCTGTAGATGTCGAACTCCTGGGTACGGGCTATCAATCCCAGGCAGATCTCGAATTCAAGGCCTAGGGGCGTTAACGGAGTCAGGCGATCTGTTGCGTTACCGCCGCCGGCATTCGCACCGGAGGGCGTGCGATTTACGGCAGAAATACTATTACCAGCAGCCCATTCTTTAGTCAGAATCCCTTGGTCAATGTGCGCCGTTTGAAACCATAATTTGGCAAACTGAACCTGCTTACCAAGCTCATAGCGTTTCCCTTCAGGGAAAACGGTTTTGAATGCACTGGTGAATTTCCACAGACCGGGAATATCGTATTTCTTAATTTCCGGTACATTTTCAGCAGCCAGGATCAGATTCTGTATAGCGTGATTCTCTGTATCCATTTCCATTAAGGAAAGGCGGTCCCGGTGTGGAATGCTAATGTGATACACATGGCGTTCATCGGCCATGTACTGAGCCAGCAGCTGCGTGCGGAATGGCATTTCGGCCAGCTTGAATAGGGCATCTTCATTGTTTGAATAGTCCTCTTCATCATTCTTGCTGACAGGGGGATTAGCTACCGGTTCATTGCTTACTTCTGGCTCTGCAGGGGCTGGAGCAGCAATTTTTTGCCAGCTCAATCCATCCTCGCCAAGTTCGTAGCGATCACACCAGGTGTCATCCAGCACACCTTCTTCCGGTAGATCATCCACGATGAGCCAGTTAGTGCGGATAGGGAGCTGGTGGTTGGCGCCGCGGCCAACATTAATCTCAGCGTCTTCCAGAAAGTCCAGGATACGGCGTTCGGCGCGGGAATCTGATTTAGCAGAAAACCAGCAGAAGAGGTTTTTCGCTTCGGTGGCTTTTGCCTTTGCTTTAATGAGATACGCGTAGTTGTTCATTGCGTTTGGGTTCCTTAAGGCTGTAAGATACCCGGGACTGTGAAAGCTCCCTCTGGGTAGTGATCATTGTCAAAACTCGAATCCGGAAAGCTTTGGTCGGCTAACCGGGGTACTTAACCCGCCTTGCGCGGGTTTTGTGCTTTATGGGCCTTTTTCAGGCTGGTGGTGTTCAGTAGTCATTCTCAAACCCGAATCAGAAACTTACTGCAGGCTGTTGGTCGTCAGCCGTCTTCAATGCCTTTTTGTATGGCTGGCATGTGCCTTTTACCTTCTGGGCCTCAGCATCGCTGTTACAACTGGTCTCAGATGGATACACGCCTATCAGGACATCAGAGCACTCGCCGGTCAGGGCGCACACGCTGATGACAAGGGCAAACAGCGTATTCATGCTTTAGCCTCAGGGTTCCCTTTCTGGGCTAACAGGTAGCAAAGCTGACGTAGCCTTGCTTCAAACCAGTTCAGTCGTGTTGCCTGGTGGCCAGTCGGTACTCGGGCAAAATCTGTCATATTCATCTCCCGTTTATTGATGGATAGGGGCTTTGCAGCACGGCGCCGGGTGCCTCCCGGTGGCTGCAGCCAGTTAACAACTGCTGCCGACCTGCTTTTTCCCGCAACATGGAAACCGCCCATGCTTATCTTTTAACTGTGTCGCGTGCGCTTAGCCGCATTCACCGTGGTGCAAAGCAAAATTTGCGATTAGAACTCTGGTGCAGTCGTATCAATCCGCTTAACTGAAAGCGCCTCTTTGAACTCTGCAAAACTCAATACTTCGTCGCCTTCTGACAGGCTTTCAAAATATGCTTCGTATTCCTTTTCCATCACTGTTTCCTTCCCTTAAGGCCGGGTCGCCGAACGTTGAAACCTGCTGCGAGTGTTATTGCTGTCATCTCATCCGGTGTTTCGTATGCCGCCGGCAGCTACTACGTGGGCTTCCTGCCTCGATGACTTGCTGCGATGGAATGATTAAAGCATTGGTTTATGTTTGATGTCAATATTGGATTTATACTGATGCAAACTTTTGCTTTAATCGAGACAGGGGAGCTGTTGGATTGATTGAGGCTGCGCGGCAGGCAAAAAAAACCGGCATTTGCCGGTTTCATGGGGTGAGATCAGAGATGTTAGTTAGTGTCGCTAGCCTTAAATCGACCACGAAGATATTTCTCAACATAATCATCGATTTCTTTTAGGCGGACTTCAAAAGTATCGATCATTCTCTCTTGTTCTGCCTCAGGTAACTGCCTAAACAGGCGTAACATTTTGCTCTCATTTGGCTTGAGGCCTGAATCTTCAGATACCTTCTCTCCAAGCAACCAAGTTACAGACACATTGGCAGCTTCCGCGAGGGCAATTGCGGACTTTTTACTGATTACTCCTTTCTTAAACCACCCATTCACCGCTTGAGGTGTAACTCCAGCAATGCGAGCCATATCCGCCTTGCTGATCCCTCTTTGAGTAATTTCTTCCAAACGAGCAATCAGTTGGTTGTTGAGTTCTTCAGTGTTTTTCATAAGCCCATTGTAAAGGTTTAGTTTATAGCCACAATAAATTAAAAATTTGCATTGAATATAAACCTATGCTTTATTATGCCTAACTTAACGAGGAGATAGATATGACAGCCCTTGATAACGCAATTCGAGTAGCTGGCTCAGCCAATAAATTAGCATCAACGCTTGGAGTAAGCGGCATGGCAGTAAGTCAGTGGAAAACAAAAGGTATTGTGCCTTCATCGCGAGTTTTACAGGTTTTTAATGCAACGGGCGTTACGCCTCATGAATTACGTCCTGATCTATATCCGAATCCAACGGATGGAATACCTAAGGAGTGACCATGCAAACCATCTCTTTTGAAAATCATACTCCGGTGATGAGTATGCAACTGAAAACGGAAAATCAGTATTTGCCCCGTCGGCGTGACGGCAAGAAATGCCGAGCCATTTTGGCCGCCGTTCAGGAATGGGAGTCCTCATTACCTGGGCGTGCGCAAGACCACGTCGCGCAGCTGGTGGCCGAACAGTGGGAGAAACAAAACGGGCGCGGTATCAGCGTCAATAAACAAAATCTGTATCGCTACCTGAAAAACGAGGGCGGTTCAGAGAAGTACACCAGTTATGTCATCCAGCTTTCGGCGGCGATCGCTGATGCAATGCCGATAGAGATCGCGCGCAAACATGGCCTAAAACGTGGCTTAACTGAAACCGAACTGGTGGCCAATGCAATCAAAGAATGCAGCGAAGCGCACCAGGCCAAGTTACTTGGCGCACCTCTGCAGAAGCTAGAGCGTGAAATACGGGAAGCTGCAATTGCACTTTTTAACATGCTCCCTGCAGATGCGGCGGGACCACTACTGGCGAGTATCAGCGCCGTAGCGCCGCAGTTTTTCTAATCGAGTTTTGACAATGACCACCAGCACCAGCTGGTTAATAAGAGGTTTCAGATGGCCCGCATCAGAACAGTTAAACCTGAATTCTGGACAGATGAGAAGGTGGTGGAATGTTCAATTCCAGCGCGTCTCCTGTTTATCGGGTTGTTCAACTTCGCCAACGACATGGGATGCCTTGAGCGTTCGCCAAAACGGTTGAAGATGCAAATCTTCCCTGCGGACGCGCTCGATTGCGAACCACTAATACAGGAACTGATTACTCATGGATTACTCACTGAATATTCAGTGAATGATGTCTGCTATTTGCAGATTAAAGGTTTCCTTAAGCATCAAAAAATAAACAGGCCTTCGGCCTCAAAAATACCTCTTCCGTCAGAATTCACTGAGGCTAAGGCTGGAAAGGAAGAAAAGAGAGCGCCTAATCAAGGAGTCCTCCATGAGGACTCAGTGAATCCTCATGGAGGACTCACTGACGGAAAAGGAATGGAAGGGAAGGGAAAAGGATCAAACCCCACTCTCTACGCGCACAAGGGAAATGTTTTTCAGGAACCTCAGTATTTGCAAGGTCTGGATATTCCGATCGGGAAATTCACTATGCACGACCTTTGGCTGCCGTCACAGGACTGGCCGCGACTGGCTGCTACCTGGGGAATAGCGCTTCCCGAACCGGCATACCTGCCGACAGAGCTGGCAGAGTTCACCGCGTACTGGAAATCCGAGGGGAAAGTGTTCACTCAGGTTCAGTGGGAGCAGAAATTTGCCCGCAGCGTGATAAATGCCAGAGCCAAATCCAAACCACACCCAGCAACCGGAGGTAACGGCAATGCAAGAATTCAATCAGTTAACACCGCATCCCGGGCAGTCCAGCAAATTCAGGAAGCCAGAGAGCTCTGGGAGAAGCAACGCGGACTTGCTGGCGGCGGATACGGCATGGCGGCTATGGACGGTCATGGGAGAGATATTCTCGAACCGGTGGACCCAGAAGAACGGGGCGGCGCCATCGGATATGTGGATTGCCCAGATTGGAGCGATGAGTGATGCCCAGATTACCCTGGTCTGCCGTCAGTGCATGGAGCGCTGCGCCGCGGGTAACACATGGCCACCGGATCTGGCTGAATTCGTAGCGCTGGTTTCGGCGAGTGGAGCCAACCCATTCAACCTGACATCCGAAGCTGTGATGGCTGAATACAAGCGCTGGCGCAATGAGTCTTATCGCTATTCGGGTAGCGACAGATACCCCTGGAAACAGGACGTGCTGTATCACATCTGCGTTGAGATGCGCAGAACTGGAGTTGAGCGAAACCTCACAGAGGGGGAACTAAAAAACTGGCAGAAAAATTACTCACGAAGTGGACGAAGCATCTGGCTAATGGATTCTCGATCCCACCGATTCGCCGACAGCTTGAAGCGCCGCGACATCCGGCAGGGCCAACACCAGCACAGCTTCTGATGGAAGAGTACAAACGCCGCAAAGCGGCAGGTTTAACCAGGTAAACGAGTTTTGACCATGACCAAAAAAATCAAATCCAAATATCGCAATGAAATAACCGCCTTTGAATTCCTCAGGGCTAATCCGGATATGACGTCCGGCGAAATAGCTAGAGCAATGGGGCGTAGTGGCAGCTCTGTCAGTGGGCAGGTTAGACAACTGGCGGGTACCGGACGGATTGTCCAGACGGGCACTAAAAACGGTTCCCCAATGTGGAGAGTAAACGATATGCCGTTTGGTTGCGGTAACCCGATCAGAATGAGGTTCGAACAACTGCTGCAGGCACAACGTTCGAAAGGTAGGGAGTTCGCAGCATGACTGATATTACCCGGTTGTTAGCCAGCCTCAAGCGCCGCTCAGCCCATGCAAAAGAGTTTGGTCACGATGTGCTGTTTGTAAAACTTGAAGACCTTGATGCGCTGGTAGAGGAACTGGAGAAGGCGCAGAGTGCCAATAACTCAGCTCCAGCAATATTGCGCCAACTTGCAGAAGAGAAACAGAAACGCGGCGAAGTGGCGGCAGCTACTGCATTTAACTACGCAGCTTCAGCACTGCAAAAGGAGTTGTCGAAATGACCAAAAGCCAGTTAACAGACTTACGCACGCTGATTCTTTCGGAAGTCGGGGATTTCTTTGCTGTGTTCGGTAGTCCCGGCGAGCCGGAAACTCCGGAAGAAATGCAACGAGAACTGTCCATGCGGCTGGGGCGCATTCTCAATAACCACATTGTTAACTATCCGCGCTGCGAGGTGTTAGTTGAAATTCTGCGTGAGTGTCGAACGGCCCGTGACGAAGCGCAGGCAGAGCTACAGGAACGCCGCAAGGCTGACAGTGAGCCTGCGATGTACGTAATGGGGATGGGTCAGGCGCTTGACGCCGAGACTGCGTCAACTTGCAAAGGCGCTGTGGACTCTTGGGTAGCTGAGTGGAACCAAAGTCGCCTACCGGGACAGGCGGATTATAAAACTGTGCCGCTCTATCGCCACGCGCAGCCAGTGCCGGTAGTGCCTGATGTTCTGGCTAAAGCGTTTATGTCGGCGATAGAAAAAGAGCAGGACCGCCTATCTGATGAAGACTACCTGATGGACTCGAGAGGCTGCATTGATGTAATTCGTGAAGAATCAGAGCGTCTAAATGCTGACATGCTCGCGGTTGCTTCTCAGGATGCGAAATAGTGGACTCTTCACAGGAATACGCCTGCAAGCGCGTGCAGGAGTTGGAAAGCTTGCTGCTGGTGGGGAAGGGGAGGGGCTGAATAGTTCATCCAGCCAAAGGAAGGCCACATGTTTTTTGAAGATTGAAGGTAAACAATGATGGAACATAGATTGCAGAAGCCATTCATGACTCGAACTCATGATTTTTTGGTTTTTTTATGCAAATCAACAACCATTAAGTCGATTTATTATGTTGTATTGGCTAAACGAACAGTATATCAAGCTGGTTAATCACTTTTGATGCGTAATCATAGATCTGATTATGTCATTGAAAATATTGAATTTATTTTTTGTTTGTTGCGTGAGGAGCATGGCGAGGTAAAAAAAAGATTCATCGATCGATAGAAGGTTATTGATCGATGAATCCTTTTTAATCTAAACTATCCGTAATGAAGATATTGGAGATCAATAATGGATAACAGATACTCGAGTCAGGCCTTCTTTGATTTCCTTTATAACCTGCCTTCTTTGGGACTGTTGAAGGATGCGACAGCTCGAAACCTTAAAAACTCAGCTCTGCTGCTTCTTTCTGCTGTGGATCTCAACAGTGAAGATGATATCCGTGAATTTGATGTTGAACGGTTGATCGACAGATATATTGAAAATCAAAATACAAAACCAACTGAATCAAGCATTCAAAATTATAGAAGCCGCTTTAGAAGCGCAGTTAAAAAATTCGATGAGTATGTGTCAGTTGGGACAGTACTTGACAGGTCTGAAGACGATAATGAATTCGCGGGGTTAGATGCTGTGGAAGAAAAAATTGAAAAGTCTAAATCAGTACCTGACGAGAAAGTGAAAACTTTCAATTTACCAGTGCTACTCCGTCCAGAAACAGGGGCTTTGATTACTATCCAAAACTTACCTACGAATTTTACTGAAGAAGAAGCAGAACGAATCCTGTCCATTCTGAAAGCTTATATTCGGTGATAAGAGATTTGAGCCCTTTCTTTGGCGAGAAAGGGCTCAGATTGGGGACGCAGAGCATCCGCAACCGTACTGCCTAGACACCAGTACATTAGCGGATCCCCATATATTTATCAAGTTTTAGGAAGGTGCCTGCCCTCCTGAACGAGGATTTATTATGGCTTTAAAAGAGATCCATACAAAACCGTTACCAGCTGGATTTCGCTGGGTAAAATGTCGCTTTCGTAGGGCGCGCGCTAAGGCTGGAACACCTGATTCTGAACGTCGTGTTCTTGATGCCCACGAGTACGGCTATAAGTGTTGGTCCTTTCCTGTACGGGTAGGTTCAAAGCATTAAATACAAACCCGCTTCGGCGGGTTTTTCTTTCGCTTCCTAGAAAGGGATAAATCGACGACAAGTATTGCTGTATGAAAAATATTTCAAGGATAAGCAGTTGTGTGTTGTGGCGACGGCGTGCCGCCTCCGTTCGCTGAGTCGCTGGTGAGGGCAAACTTACCTCAAATGTGCCGAAAACGAGTTGCGGCTTAGTTGACTAAACCCTCATATGATAATACTGTTTATATATACAGTATTTCGTGTGGGGTTTTTTATTATGGGCTTCCCATCACCAGCTAAAGACTACGCAGAACAAACACTTACTATAAACAGACTGTGCCAGATTGACGCTAATTGCCGCGTGTTAGAGACGAGCGCGGGTTTCGCCGTTGTTGATATTTCCCGCCGTCCTAAGCAGGGAGATCACGTACTGATTTCTTTCTGCGGGATAATTCAGTTTGGCATTGTTCGCGGTCGCGCACTCATTACTTCAGATGGTGAAGCGATAGAGGGTGACGCCCTGGACAATGTGGACGTGAAGGGCGTTTTAACTTTCCTGATCAACCGGGCAAATTACGTCGAGGAAGACCCGAACCCTGTGATTTAACCCTGACCCGCTACGGCGGGTTTTGTTTTTTTGGGGAAAACTTCAAGTTAAACATGAGCATGTGATTAGCAAAAAGTGACATCAAGGCCTTGAACATTTCATCTAACAAGTATACTGTTTATTTATACAGTATTTGCGTAAGGAGCTAATTATGAAAGTGGAAATCACAATTGATCGTCGCAAAAAGCTACCAGAGGGCGCTCTCCCGGCATTAGAGAAAGAGCTGCTGCGGAGCTTGACCAAAACTTTAACAACTGCAGTTTGATCATTCGCCGAACCGGTACTGATGGTCTGAGTGTGTTTGGTGGGATGGATGGGGACAAAAAGCGGGTGGAGCAAATCCTTCAGGATACCTGGGAAAGTGCTGACGACTGGTTCTATTGAGTAGAGGTCCAGTGGCTGACCTGGTTTATTTTGAGGATTTTGCTGTGGCTAAAAAACAACAAATGCCGAACACCGGCTATGTAGTAATCAGATGCGATGACGGGGTAATTGTTGCCCGTCTCACCTCTTTTCCCGTATGTGAGCGCGCTTTAATGTACCGTCGCGGTGATACTGTTTCGTTTATGCCTCTGCAGCCCGATGAGATCGTGGGGACTCTCTCGCTGTTTTCGCAGATGATTGAAAGAGCAAAGGCTGGAGGGGGTTACCAGATTCCTCCGGGCTCTGTTACAATCCCGTCATAGGCCTGAACAACCTACACCTGCTGCGTCACGGAGAGAAACCATGGCGCAAACAAAATTAATATCTGATGCGGAACAGGCTGGCGATCATGTTGATGGCGCTGGTCTTTCTTCATTCCACAACCTGACACCACGACAGCAGGAAGTTTTTGATCTGCTGGTGGCATATATCAATCAGCATGGCTACCCGCCGACCGTTCAGGAACTGGCCGGGCTTCTCGGCGTTAGCTCACCGAATGCTGTCGCTTTGCACCTTCGTGCGTTACATAAAAAAACTTCATAAAACTATCTCGCGGTGTTTCCCGTGGGATTTCTGTCGTCGGAAGAAAGGAACCATTACTTGCCGTGCAGCTGCTGCAGGAAATGATCGCTGACGTACCTGGAGCGCGTGATCGGGCGCTGGAGTTCCTGCGAGTGTACGAGGCCCGCCCATGAAGAAAAGCTGGTTTCTCCATGAACAACTTTCAGAGTCTCAGGCTCTGGAACTGGCGGAACGCTACCGGAAAAAGAATTGCCCGGTTGAGAAAAGCCTGTCGAGCGACTTTATCTCATGGGAACTCTGTGTGCTGTTGCCGGAATCCAGCAAGCCACCGCGCATTAACAGAACCTACACACAAAAAATGTGGAGGGACTGATGCGCGCATTACTAAATGTTGATGTTGCCCGGCACCTGGGAATTGTGTTGCTTAAACCCGGGAAAGAGTTGATGCCTTTATTCAGCGGTGGGCGCGTGCTGGTGGAGACTCTGCCAGAAAAATGAAGGCGCTACCAAGCGGGCATATTCCTGACGCTAGACAACCTTTACGAGATGATCCTGATATTCGACCATTCTTTATGAAAGAGCGGGTAGTGAGGGCTGCTGGTGGTGTGAATAGTCTCGAATCCTGGTTGCTTAAGAGGGTTAAGCATTGCCAGTGGCCACATTCTGATTATCACCATTCAGAGCTGGTAACGTTCCGGCATTCAACCGGGGCAATCGTCGCATGCTGGCATTGTGATAACGAGCTGAAGTACCAGATCGATCAAACCCTTGATAGGCTGGTAGGTATCAATAACGCAGATCTGATAATCGATGCTGCCCGTATCGCACTGGGATTTGACCCTGAACGCTCCCTGTCACTTGCTGAATTGTGCTGGTGGGCTGTCAGCGTTGGAATAGGGGACGAAATCACAGAAGAGATGGCGCGCCGTTCCCTCCGGCTTAAAGAAGAAGTTTTCCAGTCAGTCTACAAAGAAAGCGAAATCGTCCCATCGGTGCCGGCCACCAGAATTCTTTCCCCGCTTGTTGCTAAGGTTGCCAGGCATCCTGAACCACCAGCCCCGGTAAAACCAGAGGTGCCAGTGGTTGTTGATCCCGTGGCACCAGCCACTTTATTCACCAGACCTAAGCGGATCCGCTGGGTGTCAGATGGTTTTATTTCCTGGGTAAAGACTCAGCCATGTATGTGCTGCGGTCAGTCTGCCGACGATGCGCATCACCTTATCGGATGGGGGCAGGGCGGCGTCGGTACCAAAGCACACGATATTTTTACGATCCCTCTTTGCCGTAAGCATCACCGGACGCTTCATCACGATCCAGTTGCTTTCGAGCGTGAGTACGGCAGTCAGCCGGAATTAATTATTAAATTGCTGGACCGGGCCTATGCGCTCGGCGTTCTGGCGTAAGGAGAAGAGCATGATGACACCACGTCAACGCCGGCTGCAGCGCGCAGGATTAGAAACAGTGGCCGCCGCGCCTCGCAAAAGCTGGTTAGGCCGGTTTACGCCCCTGAATGGTATTCAGTCTGCCTGGATTAAATCACTACTTACAATATGGGGAGAGAGCATGCGTGGGGGAACAGCTCCCCGAAAGCCCACAGGCCACTCCTGCTGGCGAGGTTTGAAAGGGGACCGCTGGTCAGATAACGCGCTGGAGCGATTTACTGCAGCGATAGAACAGGCGAGGGAGGAGGGATATCGAGGCCAGCAAGCCTTACACCGAGCACATGCGATTTTATGGCCTCAGCCAGTCATCGGCCTGATAGATTCCGCTATTCATGATGATGATGCCGAATTCGTAGAGCGCTGTGTTCTCGGCGCATTTGAAGCGGCGGATCCGGTTTATCTGGTAGGAGTTAGTTATTACACCACACGCAAAAAAATCTCTGACATAACCCGGGAATTACAGCTGGTGGCCCCGTGGCTAACAGATGGTGAAGCCCGCAAGCGCGTGCGATGGTGCCTGGAAATATTCAGAGCAAAAACATTTCTGTCGGTACGAAAGGGAATTCAGGATGATTAACAAAAAGTGCTATAAATCCCTTTTGATGTTGAAAATGGGCCAAAAATCAGATAATCCATTCATGCTTGGCAGAGCTGCGCCACTCGGCAGCGAAAGAAGCGACAATTTGATTACAACGAAAACCCCGCAAGAGCGGGGTTTTTGCTTTCCGGCGATACGACAGGGGTATTCGCGAGATGCATTGCATCAGTACCCCTGTCATATCGTCGTATATCGCATAATTGATTTGCATCGCCTCACTGTGGCGTAGAGATCTTGGGCAATAGCTCCCCCTGTCATTTGTATAAACAAAAATGTTTATTTTTGCTTGATGGTGTAAACAAAAATGTTTATACTTATCTCAAGTTAAACAGACAGGAGGAGGAAGTGAAGCAAAGCGAGTTGAGGCGTTGGCTTGCAGCTCAAGGGGCAGAGTTTAAAGATGGTACTAACCACCTGAAAATCTACCTCAACGGCAAGCAAACGGTAATGCCGAGACATCCGGGGAAGGAAATACCGGAACCGCTGAGGAAGGCAATTCTGAAGCAACTTGGCATCAAATAAAATCCAGCCCTTCGGGGCTGGTACTCGCGGAGATTCACTTAATCGATATGCGATACCCGGTAATTTTTGAACATGATGAAACCGGCTGGGCGGTATTCTTTCCGGATATCCCAGAGGCAATGACGGGCGGAGAGACCAGGGAGGAAGCGTTAGAAATGGCGCAAGATGCCCTGGTAACGGCGTTTGATTTCTACTTCGACGATCGCCGGGAGATTCCCGCGCCATCAGCTGACGGTGAGGCATTTGTTGAGGTTCCGTCCAGCGTAGCGGCGAAGGTATTGCTGCTAAATCGTCTGGTAAGCACCAACACCAGCAATGCTGAACTTGCCCGCATGATTAATACGCGTCCGCAGGAAGTACAGCGCATCGTATCGCTTGGTCACAGCACCAAAATTGATACGATTCAAAAAGCGCTGGCAGCGCTGGGACAGCATATGGAAATTGTCGTTCGTTAATCACAATCTCCCCTAACCAAAAGGTCGCCGCGTTGGCGGCCTTTTTTATTGCCTTCGATATTCATTCTTTCTTACACGTATAGCACCTCAACAGGAGGTGTCGGATGAACAGAACCATGCCTGACAAAATTGCCTCTGCAGTAGGGTATTGCACTTCGGGCGGCCTCATCTGCTGGGGCGGCATTGCCAGATGGGTACATGAGCTCGACTGGAATTTGATTGCGGTCGTCGGCGGCTTCGTGATCGGCTTACTGACTTTCTTCGTGAACTTTTATTTTAAGCGGCGCCAAACCAGAGCATATGAAAAGGCTCTGGCACGAGGCTATGTAACGCCACCACCACAGGATCACTGATATGGCCAACCTGAAAACGAAACTCAGCGCAGCCATGCTGGGATTAATAGCGGCTGGTGCATCCGCCCCAACCTTGATGGATCAGTTCCTGGATGAGAAAGAAGGTAACAGCCTTACCGCTTATCGCGATGGTAGCCAGGGGATCTGGACTATTTGCCGAGGCGCCACGCGAATTGATGGAAAACCCGTCACGCAGGGAATGAAGTTGACCCAGGCCAAATGCGATGAGGTGAATGCTATCGAACGTGATAAGGCGCTGGCGTGGGTTGATCGGAATATCCGCGTACCGTTGACGCCTCCGCAGAAAGTCGGCATTGCTTCATTCTGTCCGTACAACATCGGCCCCGGTAAATGCTTCCCGTCTACGTTCTACCAGCGCATCAACACCGGCGACCGTAAAGGCGCATGTGAAGCGATTCGCTGGTGGATTAAGGACGGTGGGAAGGATTGCCGCATACGCTCTAATAACTGCTACGGGCAGGTAACGCGCCGGGATCAGGAAAGTGCGCTGACGTGCTGGGGGATTGACCAGTGAATGCAACTTACTTAAAGCCAGCTATCGCCGCGGTGATTATTGCTGGTGCCTTTGTTGCTGGTTTAGCCTGGAGCGATCGGGCATGGGAAAAGCGGTGGGCTGAACGTGATAGCACCGAATCGGCTCAGGAAGTTAACGCGCAAACCGCCGCCCGGATGATTGAACAGGGGCGCTTGATCGCCCGCGATGAGGCCGTACAAGATGCTCAAGCCCAAACCGCTGCAGCGCGCGCTGCTGCCGCTAATCTCTCTGGCACTGTTAACCAGCTGCGCCAGCAGGCAAAACACCTTGCAACCCGCCTGGACGCCGCAAAGCACACCGCGAGTCTCGCCGCTACCGTCAGAAGCAAAACAACCGGCGCCACCGCCGGAATGCTCGCCGACATGCTTGGAGACCTTGCAGAAGAGGCTCGACGATATGCTGCAATCGCTGACGAACGCTACACAGCAGGAATGACCTGTGAGAGGATTTACGAATCGGTGAGGACTTCTATCCCAGCGAAAGAGTAGATCTTCCCATTACTACATACATTTGTTAAAAACATGTGATAAGGTCAGGCTTTATAAGGGGCAATCACATGATATCGTGTGACGAAGTTTTGAACTATGGAATGGCTGAATTAATGAATTCGGAGTAATTGTGACGATTCACAGCGATTTGGAAGCTTACTTATTATTATTACTTAACATGTGGCCAGTATTGATAGTCGTTTGTATTGGGATGGCATTGGCGTTTTATGGCGTATTCATGCGCAAGACGGCCATAACTTTAATCGTACTAGCAATAATAATTAGTGTGTTAGGTTGGCTGTATGCCTGAATGTGGAAATATATTTTTCCTTATTTTTACGGTCGCTGATGCGGCCTTTTTTATGGGCATTAATGTATCTAGCCCATACGTTTTGTGTTGGTTTTTCTGGGGGGCGAATAAAAAAGCCCTGCTTTATGGGGGAGCAGGGCGAGATGTAATATGAATAAAAACAGTTATCGTTTTGGTCCAAACTGACGTTATCACATTTTTCGGACATTTCAATGCACTGGATACATCAAGTTCTAAATCCGGATGTTTCTTTTGCCAAATACCCTTTGAATAGAGTTTTCTCAATGCCGCCCAGCAACACCATGATGTTTAACCAGTAGCCTCGCAGATGCGGGGCTTTTTTATTCATAAAGGTCCATGATGCAAAATATCAAGATTGAATACGTTAATGGCGTCATTGCTGGCCATTTAGTTTCTGGCTCAATATTTGGTACAACAATCCCCGCATCGAGCATCAAGCCAGGCGCCGATTGTAAGGAAAAACAGACTTCAACCATTACGATAAAAGTTGATATGGATGCTAGCGCAGCCCTGAAGACGATAGATGATCTCAGTAACGACATATCTAAGCGGATTGATACCACTTTAAATATTGCGTTTAGACCGGGTGGTAAAGCCTGGTCTGCGATTAAGAATAACCGCTAATGCCAGCCCGCTCTAAACGCCCATGCCGCCACCGGGGGTGCGCGGCAATAACCAATGATGCCAGCGGATATTGTGACGCCCACCGACAGCAACATGCTGGCGATGGTTGGCGCAATTATCAGGCTGGGAAAAGTCGGCATGAAAGGGGTTATGGCCGACCGTGGGAAATTCGCCGCGCCAGAGTTCTCCAGCGCGACAAACATCTTTGTCAGAACTGCCGACGCCACGGCATAGCCACAAAAGCTACCAGCGTCGACCACGTCATCCCTAAAGCCCACGGCGGTACTGATGACGACTCCAACCTGGAGTCGTTGTGCTGGCCATGTCACAGAAAGAAAACAGCAACAGAGAGAACGCGATGACCGCCACGAATCTTAAAATTGAATACGTTGATGGGCAGTTGGTTGCCCTGGAGAAAAACGGAACGTCATTCCTCGGTGCCGGAGTAACAGCGCTTTACTTCAGCCATACGCTCGAGGAAAAGCCCTTGCTGAAGGTTGAAATGGGCGGAGGTCCGGTAGAAGAGATGCCTGCGCCACCGCCCCAGCAGGTACAAGCCGAACCAACGGTTCCAGTTAGTGCAGAACCGCCGAAGGAAGGAGAGCTACTTCCACCAGCCCAACAACCGCAACCGCGTGGCCGCCGCCGCCGTAACCGTCAACGGAGCCAATAATGTATAACCGTAATGAGCTAACTCTAGCCATGTTCTATGCCTCCAGCACGAACGATGAAGGCAATAAGGTCGCTACGATCACCGTTAAGGTGAACAACTCGGATCAGGTATCCATGCAGACCAGCAAGCTGGTATGTGTCACCGGGAAAGACAACAAGAAAACCTACCAGGTTGGTGAGCAGTCAGTTAGCAATGGTTCTGATCCGTTACTGACGGCCATCGAGAACTACTGGCGGCAGGACACAGAAAGCATCGTTAACGCTTTATTGATGGATGTTAGCGACTTCATCACCGGCAATATCAATACCAACGCAACCTTCCTTGGTTTCGATGGACTCAAAATCTTTGAGATGCAGCCGTTGGAAAGCTGTATCCCTGATAGTGTGCTGCAGGCTGATGGCGGAACCGCTCCTGAGTTAGAGGAATAATAACGATGAAGTACTAAAGCGGTCAGGCCGCAGCCTGAAAGACGACTTCCACCTCGACTGAGGCAACTGCCGCCAGGGGGAAGGGGGTTCAAATCCCTAACCCCTTTCGCGCTTCGGGACTGCCGCTTCAGGTAGATTTTTGCGCGTGAGAAATAAGAATTTTTTTTGGGACGTTTTGGGGTGCTTTTTAATGACTACGGGGATGCGATCACCTGGTGCTGGAAGAAAATCGAACAACACAGGAACCCAGGTTAGTCCTGTTACCAGAGCGGTAACTCCGCCAGATGAACTGCTGGGTGAGATGGCCATCGATGCCTGGAGACGGACGTGCAAAATTTTGATTAGCCGTGGCACGTTCCAGATGGAGGATTGTTATTTGCTGATGGAGTACTGCAATACCGTGCAGCTGCTGTACGACGCCAATCAGGAAATTAAAAGCGATGGCCTTGGTGATGATACCGCAGCCGGTGGCCAGAAACTTGGCGCAGCAGTAAAAGCACGCAGCCGTTATATCAGCGAATTAATTCGACTCTCCGTTGTATTAAAGCTGGACCCCAATAGCCGCATCCTGAAGAAACAGCCCGGAGATAATAATAATTCCAGCGGTGAGTTCGACGATTTTTAATTGTGGTGCGGCCCTAATGACTTAAGGACGGAGCATGGCCGCATATCCAAACGTCAATGTGGCGAACAAATATGCGCGGGATATTGTAGACGGAAAAATAGTCGCCTGCAGAGCTATCCGGCTGGCATGCCAGCGCCATTTTGACGACTTAAAGAAATCACTCGATAGCAATTACCCTTACCGATTCGACCGGGATTTAGCAGAAAGAGCCTGCCGGTTCGTTCAGCTATTACCTCACTCCAGCGGCGATTTAGCCGGACAGAAATTAAAGCTGGAACCGTGGCAAACTTTTATATTCAGTTCGATTTTTGGCTGGGTCACGAAAAAGGATAAAAAACGCCGATTTCGCGAAGCGTATATCCGGGTAGCAAGGAAAAACGGGAAATCGTTTTTTGCTGCCGGGATTGGCACCTACATGTTCTGCGCTGATGGTGAAAATAGCGCAGAAGTGTATTGCGGTGCGACAACAATGGCGCAGGCGAAAAAGGTTTTCACCCCAGCCAGGCAGATGGCCAGCCGCCTGCCAGCACTACGCGCCAGATTTGATATTTCGGTATGGACCGACAGCCTGACCCGCCCGGATGGTTCTGTTTTTGCGCCTATGGCGGGGAAACCCGGCGATGGCGATAGCCCGCATTGCGCGATCATTGACGAGTATCATGAGCATGATACGGATCATATGTATGAAGCGATGACGATGGGTATGGGCGCCCGTTCGCAGCCATTAACGCTCATCATCACGACAGCCGGTTCGTCACTTGAGTCCCCTTGCTATGACAAGGATAAGGAAGTTAAAGAGGTTATCGAAGGCATTACGCGTAATGATCGCCTGTTTGGCATGATTTACGAACTGGATGCTGGCGATGACTGGACCGACCCGAAAAACTTAATTAAAGCTAACCCAAATCTGGATGTTTCGGTTAAGTACAGCGACCTGGTTGAGCTTCTGGAAGTAGCAAAACAGGTTCCCCGCAAGGTTAATGCCTTTAAGACCAAACGTCTCAATATCTGGGTATCCGGTAAATCCGCGTTCTACAACATGGAGCAGTGGAAAGCGGCTGAAGACCCTAGTCTTGAGCTGGCAGATTTTGCCAACGACAGCTGCAACATTGGTCTCGACCTTGCGAAAAAGCTGGATATGAACGCCGGGATACGGTTGTTTACGCGGGAAATTGAAGGTAAGCGGCATTATTACTGCATCAAGCCTAAATTTTGGGTGCCAGAAGACACAATCAATACAACCGATCCAAAGCTGCTGAAGACGGCAGACCGATACCAGAAATTCTATGAAATGAGGGTTCTGGAGGCTACAGATGGCGCTGAGGCTGATTATCGGGAGATTCTGGCCAGCATTCTCGACATGCAGGGTGAAACCCGCATTGACGAGATTGATATCGACCCTGCAGGAGCAACAGCGCTTCGCCACCAGTTGGAAGATAACGGGTTTACCGTGGTCGATATCCGGCAGGACTATACCAATATGTCACCGGCAATGAAGGAGCTGGAAGCGGCTCTGGCCGGTGGCCGATTCCACCATGATGGCAATCCCATTCTTACCTGGTGTATCAGCAACGTTATCGGGAAATTTATCCCTGGTAGCGACGATCTCGTTCGCCCTACAAAGGGAGACAATCAAAGCAAAATCGATGGGGCCACGGCGTTATTTAACGCTATGACTCGCGCAATGCTGAATGAAAGCAGTGGCGGTACATCGGTATATGATGAGGAAGATGTAGCGTGTTAATCACAATTCTGAGTTTCATTATTGGCCTTGCCGGGGCTTTATTGGTTTCTGCTGGAGCCTGGCTTGTATTACCTGCAGCGGGGTTTATCACCGGCGGGATCATCTGCCTGCTCTGGTCTTTTTTAATCGCGCGCTCGGCATCTGCCAGCGTTAAAAATAACGGGGAGAAATAATGTTTATTCCCCAGATGTTTCGTGGACAAAAACGGTCCGTCTCAGGGGGCGGTTTTTGGGAGGCGATGCTGGGCGGCGTCAGTTCAAGCCAGAGTAAAGCCGGCATCATGATTACGCCGGAAACGGCGCTTGCACTTTCCGCTGTTCGAGCGTGCGTAACCCTCCTGGCGGAGTCCGTCGCGCAGCTGCCTGTCGAACTTTATCGACGAGATAAAAATGGAGGGCGGCAACGCGCGACAGACCACCCGATTTATGACCTGATTCACTCCCAGCCAAACAAAAAAGACACCTCATTCGAGTACTTTGAGCAACAGCAGGGGTTGCTGGGGCTGGAGGGAAATTGCTACTCGATCATCGACCGCGATGGAAAAGGCTACCCGAAAGAGCTGATCCCAATTAACCCGAAAAAGGTGATTGTCCTGAAGGGGCCAGATGGGATGCCGTATTACGAAATCCCCGAAATCGGCGAAACCCTACCAATGCGCATGATGCACCATGTGAAAGTATTTTCGCTGGATGGCTATATCGGTACCTCTCCCATTCAGACGAACGCCGACGTTCTTGGCCTGAATCTGGCAGTTGAAGAGCATGCATCAGCCGTGTTCCGTCGTGGCACTACAATGAGCGGCGTGATTGAACGGCCAAAAGAAGCGGGAGCAATTAAAAGTCAGGACGCGATTGACCGCCTGCTGGCGAAATGGACCGACCGCTATTCCGGGATACACAACATGTTCTCCGTGGCGCTGCTGCAGGAGGGGATGAGTTACAAATCGCTCTCGCAGGATAACGAGAAAGCGCAGCTGCTGCAGTCGCGTCAGTGGGGCGTGGAAGAGGTTTGCCGCCTCTACAAAATCCCGCCACACATGGTGCAAATGCTGGCAAAAGCGACCAATAACAACATCGAGCACCAGGGCCTCAGTTCGTGATGTATACGCTGCTGGCATGGTTGAAGCGGCATGAAGGCGCGCTGCAGCGTGATTTGTTGTTGCCCAGCGAACGCCGTGAATTGTATATCGAATTCAACGTTTCCGGCTTACTGCGTGGTGACCAGAAATCGCGTTATGAGTCCTATGCGCTTGGCCGCCAGTGGGGCTGGTTGTCGGTTAACGATATCCGGCGTATGGAGAACCTGCCGCCGATAGCCGGAGGTGAAAAATATCTGACGCCGCTGAACATGGTCGACAGCGCACAAATCATCCCTGGCGATAAGAAGCCGACCCCGCAGCAGATGGCGGAAATCGACACCATCCTGTCCCGATCCTGAATACCACCCGCAGCGCGGGCTTACTCGGTAAAAACCATGACAACGAAACAAATTAACCTTCCGCACCTTGCGGAGATGGTCTTTGGCGTGCCGCATTATGTGTCACGACAAGCGATGGACTCAGTAAAGGCGGTACTAATCCCCCGCATCCAGGGAACGGTAGAGAATAGCGGCATCCAGTTAGCGCTGGACCCGGAGAAAGCACCGGCATCGGAGCAGGTACAGCCAGCCGGTGGCGTGGCTGTTATTCCTGTTCACGGATTGCTGGTAGCGCGTCGCGGACAAATCACGCAGGCCTGCACGGAGCTGACGAGCTATGAGCGAATCCGCAGCCAGCTGAACGCGGCATTAAACGATCCATCAATCAGCGAAATCGTTCTGGATATTAACTCCGGCGGTGGCGCGGCAGTGGGCTGTAAAGAGCTGGCTGATTACATTTATCAGTCTCGCGAGACGAAACCCATCACGGCAATTGTGAATTACAACGCTTTTTCAGCTGCGTATTTCATCGCATCGGCCTGCAGCAAAATCATCGTAAGCCAGACCAGTGGCGTAGGCTCCATCGGTGTGATTATGGAGCACCTGGACACATCAAAGCTGGAAGAGAAAATGGGGCTGACGTTTACCACGATCTTCCGGGGTGATAACAAAAATAACGGTACCCAACATGAGCCACTGAGCGAAGAAGCACAGGCCATGTTCCAGGGGATGATTGACGAAATGTACGAGACGTTTACCGGGTCAGTAGCGGAATATCGCGGCCTCGACCGTCAGGTCGTCGTTGATACGCAAGCTGGGCTGTATTTCGGTCCAGGCGCTGTTTCAGCTGGCCTTGCTGATGAAATCTCAGACCCACAGTCGGCAATTAATGCGATCGCTGCGAAGTATAAGCAACCCCGTCAAAAAACATCCATTCAGATGCAGGCAGCCGCGATGGACCTGCAAACCAAAATGTAACCCGACGCAAACGCGTCATCACCAGAAAGCAGCCTTCGGGCTGCTTTTTTATACCTAAAAAGAGAGAAATAAAATGCCACAGATTGAAGAATTGCGTCGTCAGCGTGCGGGTATCAACGAACAAGTTCAGGCCCTGGCAACCATTGAAGCGAACGGCGGTACGCTGACAGCAGAGCAGCTGACAGAGTTTGCTAACCTGCAGCAGCAGTTCACTGATATCAGCGCCAAAATGGATCGTATGGAGGCGGCAGAACGCGCCGCTGCAGTGGTCGCGAAGCCAGTCAAAGCTACCCAACACGGTCCGGCGGTCATCGTCAAAGCGGAGCCGAAGCAATACCCTGGTGCAGGCATGACGCGCATGGTGATGTCGATTGCTGCTACGAAGGGCGATTTGCGTGATGCAGCTGTATTTGCAGCTGAAGAATTGAATGACCAGTCTGTATCGATGGCCATCTCAACTGCAGCTGGTTCTGGTGGCGCACTTATCCCGGAGAACATGCAGAACGAGGTCATTGAGCTGCTGAGTGAACGCACCATCGTTCGTAAACTGGGTGCCCGTTCTATCCCACTTCCTAACGGTAATTTGTCGCTACCGCGCTCCGCTGGCGGTGCAACGGCCAGCTACACCGGTGAAGGGAAGGATGCGAAGGCGTCTGAATCAAAATTCAACGACGTAAAACTGGCTGCAAAAACCATGATCGCGCTGGTACCGATTTCGAACCAGCTGATTGGTCGTGCCGGTTTTAACGTTGAGCAGCTGGTCCTGCAGGATATTCTGACCGCTATCTCCGTTCGCGAAGATAAAGCGTTTATGCGTGATGATGGTACCGAAGATACACCGATTGGTATGAAGGCTCGCGCGACGCAGTGGAATCGCCTGCTACCGTGGGAAGCCGCTGCAGAGATTAACCTGAAAACGGTTGATGAGTACCTGGACAAGATTATTTTGATGGCGATGGATGGAAACAGCCTCATGATTAAGTGTGGCTGGGGCATGTCGAACCGTACCTATATGAAGCTGTTTGGTTTGCGTGACGGCAACGGGAACAAAGTCTACCCGGAAATGGCGCAGGGCATGCTGAAAGGCTATCCGATCCAGCGTACCAGCGCGATTCCGGTTAACCTGGGCGAAAGTGGCAAAGAATCGGAAATTTATTTCGCTGACTTCAACGATGTTGTCATCGGTGAAGATGGCGCAATGACGGTCGATTTCTCCAAAGAGGCCACTTACAAAGATGCCGAAGGCAATCTGGTATCCGCCTTTGCCCGTAACCAGTCGCTGATTCGTGTTGTTGTTGAGCATGATATCGGTTTCCGTCACCCGGAAGGCTTGGTCCTGGGTACCGGCGTCCTGTTCTAATTCCCATATACATCAATAAGGCCCGCTCACGCGGGCTTTTCTATTTAAGGAGAATGCTATGGCTGTGAAGAAAGATAAGTCCTTAGAGCAGGAAGAAACGGCTGCAGATGATAGTCATGCGACCGCGGTCGCACAGACAGAACGCAAATCCGTCGTGTTCCTCGGCCCATATAGCCGCTATTCCCGTGGTGATATCGCATGGTTTGACAGTAAGCATGCGGAAGAGCTGGTTGAGCGTCATATCGCTGTGTGGCCGAAGGATGCCAAACGCGCGATGGCACCAAAACCGGGAGATGACGACTTTGATACTGACATTGGATGAAGTGAAAAACCAACTCCGACTGGAGCTGGATTTCACTGAACATGACGCCATGCTCACGCAGATGGTTAACGCCGCGCAGCGGAGCATCGAGCGTGATTATTACTGCAAGTTGGTCAGCAATGATGAAGAGCTGCAGGCGCTCCCGGAGACGGAACGCGGATTCATCGCGGACGAAGATATCAAGCTGGCCATCCAGTATCTGGTCAGTGATGCATACCTGAATGGCCACACCGGGCAATGGCTGGAAACCGCAGCAGTGAAGTATCTCCTTTTCCCCTTACAGGAGCATACGGTATGAGCCTGAAACCGGGAGAGATGAACTGCCGCATTACGATTAGTTACCTTCAATCCGGTCGTGGTCCGTTGGGCGAACCGCTGCCGGAAAAGTTGATTGAATCGGGAAAGGCCTGGGCAAAGCGGGAGCTGGTATCGGGTAGAAAAGTCCGCACGATGGACCAACAGCAAGTTATGGAAACCTGTTTGTTTACCGTCTATCCGGGCGTGGTGGTCGATATCGACTGGAAATCACGACAAAAGACCTGGTTTATACCGTCCGCAATATCGACCGAAAAACGGACCAGATCATCATTACCGGGGAGGCAGACGGGCGGCATGATAGAACTGGCGATTAAAAATGAGCTGGAGCGCATCACCGGCATGAATGCGTACCCGCTTTTACTGCCGGATACGGTCCAGGAAGGGGTGACCTTTCAGCGTATTTCTGACCCGGAAATGTACTCGGGAACATTGCGGACGGGGATCGTATCGGCCCGTATCCAGGTGAATCTGTATCGTGTTGATGATTACACCTCACTGCTGCAGCTGGATAAAAAATCTGGTCGGAATGGAAGTCAATCGTTCATGGCCAGCTGGATGGCGTCCCGGTCCAGTATGTTGAGCGTGGTGGCATTCAACAGGATAAAACTACGCTGACGAACCGCAGCATCCAGTACCGCCTGATTCGCGACTTCATCATTCACTATGTGGAGGATACATCGTGATTTGGATGGAAGTTAAAGGGCTGGATGAGCTGGAACGGCAGTTAACCGCCCTGGGAGAAAAGGTCGCGACGAAGGTGTTACGGGATGCCGGTCGCGAGGCATTAAAGGTAGTCGAGGAGGATATGAAGCAGCATGCCGGCTTCGACGAAACGTCGACCGGGCAGCACATGCGGGATTCAATCAAAATCCGCTCTTCTACCCGAAAGGCGCAAGGGAATGCGGTTGTAACGCTCCGTGTTGGCCCCAGCAAGCAGCACCATATGAAGGCGCTGGCGCAGGAGTTCGGCACGGTTAAGCAGGTTGCAGACCCCTTTATTCGACCCGCCCTGGATTACAACGTCCAGACAGTTTTGCGCGTCCTGACCGTGGAAATTCGAAACGGTATTCAAAACAGGTAGCGACCGCTACCGATTCATATAAGAGAGAATAATCATGGCTGAGAATCAGACATCGCCTGAGTATGCAATGCTGCCTGCAGGCACGTTAACCAAATGGGGGAAACCCGGCGACGCGCTAGCGGCGCTGAAGCCGCTTGATAACTGTAAAGCGTTGGGCGCGATGGGCCAGACAGGTGGGTTCGTTGACTGCACCACGCTGAAGGATAAGCAAAAGCAGTCAATCAGTGATCTGCCGGATGGCCCGGAAAAGTCGCTGGGGTTCATTGACGATCCTGCGAATGCGAGCTTTACGGCGTTACTTAATGCAGCAGAGGCCCGCGAGACCATTCAGCTTTATGTTGAGCTGCCGAACAAACGTACCGCAACAATGCTGCTGGCATTGTCTGGCTGGCAGATGAATGAAATTACCGCGCCAGCGAGTGAAGTAATTCAGATCACCGTGCAAGGCAAGCAAAACAGCATTAAGTGGGGTACTGCCGGTGCCGATGCTGGCGGCGAATAATCAGCATTTTTACCAATAACAGATAGCCACCTCCGGGTGGCTTTTTATTTTTAAGGACGTCCTGTGAAAGATAAAGATTTTGACCTGTCCGCGCTTAAGTCCGCGCTTCTTAAATCAGTCCCGACGGTAGTTAAAACCGAGCTATTCGGCGCAAAAGTTTATATCCGCCGCCTGACCGGGGATGAACTGATTAGCTACGAAGAAAAAATGGTGGAATCAACAAAAGCTGGGGTACCGCGTGAGGCATCCGAGCATTTAGTCCAGATCATTATCGATGCGTTGGTTCAGCCAGACGGAACGGCTATTCCCGATGAATTAAAGCCAACAGCTGCAGAGCTGCTGAAGGCCCATGAAAACCCAGAGCTGCTGGAAGCCGTGGAGAAGGTGAAACGCCACTCTATCGGGACGCTGGAGGAAGCGGAAAAAACTAAATGACTCGCCCTGGCTGGAGCTGATTTTCTGGCTGGCCGACCGCTGGGGCGAGCCTGACCCATCCAAAATTGCTGCACTTCCGGCAAACACCCTGTACCACTGGCGCGCTTACTTCCTGAAACAAGGTATTTTCCGCCGCCCTGGCGATGAAAATGCGCCACCTCCCGAAACAACACCTGCGCCATCCCGGACGAAGATGGAAGAGGAATGCGCGGCAGTCATGAGGGCATTAATGTAATGGCAGACGTCGCATCTTTAGCGGTCGGGCTGCACCTTAACGCAGCCAACTTTAATCCCAGCTTTTGGGGGCGTATGGCGACGCGGAGAACCAGTCCAAAAGGTTTAACCGCAATGCCCAGGCGGACGCGAAAAAGACGGAAGACGCCTATAAAAAGGTCGGCCTGTCGATATCCGGGATGGCCAGCAGGCTGGCGGGGCTGGCAGGCGCCGGTCTTTCCATAAGTACGATCATCACAACGTCCAGGCAGTATGGCCAGGCGCTATCTGACCTGCAGGCGATCACCGGCGCGACCGCTGATGAAATGAAAGCGCTGGATCTGGCCGCGCAGGAAATGGGGCGCACGACAGAGTACAGCGCCAGCCAGGCGGCTGAGGCGCTCAAGCTGATGGCATCGGCTAAACCGGAGCTGCTTAAGACTTCAGATGGTCTGCAGCAGGCGACGAACAGCGCGCTGATTCTGGCGCAGGCCGCCGGAACGACGCTCCCGGATGCAACGAAAACGCTGGCGCTTTCATTGAACCAGTATGGTGCCAGTGCGCAGGAAGCGGATCGTTACATCAACGTTCTGGCCGCTGGCGCGAAGTACGGTTCATCCGAAATTACGGATACGGCAGCAGCCATTAAAAATGGCGGCGTCGCAGCTGCACAGGCTGGCGTCGGTTTTGAACAACTGAATGCGGCCATTCAGGTTCTGGCCGAGCGTGAAGTGAAAGGTGGAGAGGCAGGAACGGCGCTGCGAAACGTCATCCTGAATCTGGAAAAGGGAACAGATAAAACCCTGAAACCATCGGTTGTCGGCTTGAGCCAGGCGCTCAATACGCTGGCAGGCAAGAACCTTTCAACGGCCCAGGCGGTGAAGCTGTTTGGCGTGGAAAACCTCAGCGCGGCTTCCATTCTCGTTCAGAACCGTTCAAAGCTTGATGAATTGACCGCTTCGTTGACCGGTACTCAAACAGCGCATGAGCAGGCATCTATCAGGGTTAACAACCTGAACGGCGATCTGCTTGGGCTGAGTAGTGCGTTTGAGGGGATGGTCATTAAGATTGGCCAGAGCAGTAACGGTCCTCTTCGCAGCGGTATTCAGACCGCTACGGAGGCGCTGAACGGCCTGGCGGATAACTTTAATACCGTCTCCAGTATTGCGCTTTACAGCCTGATTCCGGTTCTTTCCACAAAACTAACCGCAGGGCTTCGGGAAAATATCTCTGTCTGGCGGGAAAGCCAGGCGGCGGTGAAAGCGAGAGCACTTGCCGATGCAGACATCGCCCGTAAAACGCTGGATTCAACAGCAGCCATCCTGAAACAAAACGATGCCGAGTTCGGTTACTACCGGCAGATGGAGCGGACGGCTAAACAGTACGGGATGAATATCAGTTACCAGGATGAGTTTACCCGGCTTATCCGACAGGAAACTGAGCAAACCAATCTGGCCAGCCAGGCGAAATTGAAGCTGGCGGCGGCTAACCGGCAAATGTCGATATCCGCCCGTGCGGCATCGGTTGCCGTAGGACTGGCAAAAGGCGCGTTTAACTTAATCGGTGGCCCTTTCGGTGCCGCTATGCTGGCCGGTTCAGCCATTCTTTATTTTCATGAGAGGGCAAAAGAGGCCCGGCAATCAGCCATTAATTTAAAAGACGCCGTCGTTGAAACCAGCGAAGCGCTGATGCGCCTCTCTCTCAACCAGCTAAATGTAAAGCAATTCGACCTGGAGGATCAGTATGAAAACCAGGTTGTGCAGCGAAACCAGCTGATTAAAGAGATTCAGGATGCCGACAGCCGTATTGGCAGCCTAAAAGGCTTTGACCCCTTCGGCCAGCTGGATGGGGTGAAAAAAGACCAGACGCGTGCGCGGGCGGACCTCGATAGCGTTAACGAGGGATTGCGTAAAACAGAGGAAAATATCAAGCGCGTCAGTGATGCTAAAACGCTGGCCCAGCTTGGGTTGTCTGGAAAAATCACGTCCCTGACAGACGACCTGAAAGGCGCGCTGAGTTCGCCCCCTAAAGAGACTGGCGACTGGAACCCCTGGACCGGGGATAGTGGTACCGGCTCCGGGAAGGGTAATAAGGCTAAGGTCGACCAGTTCAAAACGCTACGGCAACAAATTGAAGAGGCCCATGCATCCAGCCTGGCCCGGATTAACCTTCAGGAGAAAGACAGCAACAGGGAGCTGCAGGAAGCAGCGAAGAAGAATGGCGCCAGCGATGCCGACCTTCAGCGTGCGCTATTGATGAATGCGGAGAACTACCAGAAGCAGCGACTGGATCTGGCCGCACAGTATTCACCGGCGCAGGAAACCTTGCGCAAGGAACAGGAAGTCAGCCAGGACCTTGCCGAGCTTTTCAAAGCCCGTCTTCTAACCGAAAAAGATTACCAGACTGCCCGAATAACTCTGGCCAGGGATACAGCCAAAGAGTTACTGCAGGCGCAGGCTGACGAAATCGCGGCTCCTAAACTGGATATCGCCGGTGAAGTTGATCCACTGGTAGCGCTTCGTAATCAGCTAGCACAGCGGCAGGCTCTACTGCAGTCTTACTATCAGGGCAGCGCGATTAGCAAAGACCAGTACGAAATGCTGATGCAGAAGGCGACGAAGGAGTCCGCCGATGCACAGTATCAGACCTCGCTGGAGCTATATCGATCGCAGGGTGAATTCCAGAGCCTGGCCGTTGGGCTATTCGAGACGGCACATGAGCGCTCCACGAATTTCTTAACGAGCATGCTGACGCGAACCCAAAGCTTCAAGGAAAACATGGTTGGCCTGTTTTCCTCGTTGACGCAGGCAGTCATCAAAAATCTCATTGATATGGCCGCACAGGCGCTCGTCACCAGTTCCATCATGCAGACCATCATGGGAGTGGTTGGAATTGGAAGCAGCATAGCGGGTGGTGCAGCCTCCGGCGCCGCTGGCGCCAGTACCGGGACGGCGATCCAGAATGCGGGTAGTAGCTTCCAGTTTAACGCCAAAGGCGGCGTCTACGATTCACCTTCCTTAAGTGCCTATAGCAACCAGGTCCACGATACCCCGCAGTTCTTCGCCTTTGCTAAAGGCGCTGGTGTATTTGGTGAAGCAGGGCCGGAAGCCATTATGCCGCTGACGCGCGCCGGTGATGGTTCGCTGGGGGTACGTGCGGTCGGAGGCGGACAGAACGCCAGCACCACCGAAGGGCCAAAGGTCTGGATCACTATTTCCGGCGATAAGACGTCTACCGAGAGCTCGTCAGGTTTTGAAGAGTTTGGCCAGCAAATTGGGTCGTTCGTTGAGAAGAAATACCGTGAGCTGCAGGCGAAAGATATGCGCCCAGGCGGTGCTATCTGGAACGCTGTAAAAGGACAACGCTGATGGCGATAGAAATATTTACCTGGAGTCCCCGAGTAAACCCAACGCAAACCGTGAATTTCCGTACTCGAAAGGCGCAGTTCGGTGACGGATATACGCAGGTATCAGGGGATGGATTAAATCCCCGGTCACAGGAATGGGAGCTGAATTTTGTCGGTACCGAAGACTATATCCGACCGATAAAACAGTTCCTGGATCGTCATGGCGGCACAAAGTCTTTCCAGTGGACGCCACCCCTTGAAGATATTGGGCTTTTCCGTTGTGAGCAATATAAACCAGTACCGATGGGTGGAGGGAACTACTCCCTGTCGGCAACCTTTATTCAGGGATTTAAACCATGAGCCTTAATGCAGATTATCAGAAGCTGGAGCCGGGTGATTCAATCCGGCTTTTTGAAATTGATGGCCGTTCTTTCAATATGGACGAGGTCTTATACTTCCACGGCTATAATATTCCGCACTCAGCCGAGGAAATTATTGCAGCCGGTGGTGATGAGTCGAAATTGCCAGCTAAAAGTATCTGGTGGCAGGGCACCGAATATAAAGCATGGCCATGCGATATCGACGGCATCGAATCGTCCACTACTGGCAGCGATGCGCAGCCCACGCTCAGGGTTGGTAACGTAGAAGGGAAAATTACCGCGTTGTGTTTGCATTATGACGATCTGGCGATGGCGCGGGTCACCATCCATGATACGCAGAAGCAGTATCTGGATGCGCGAAACTTCCCTGAAGGTAATGCCACCGCGGACCCGACGCAGGAAAAGCGCCAGCTATTTTTCATTGACGCCAAACAACTCGAAACCGATGAAACGGTGGAGTTCACACTCGATAGCCCGATGGGGTTGCAGGGGAAGCTGATCCCAACCCGCCAGTATCATTCGGTTTGTACCTGGTGTATTCGGAATAAATACCGTAGCGGCGATGGCTGCGATTATGCCGGGACAAAGTATTTCGACAAGAATAACAAACCGGTTGATGACCCATCGAAGGACGTCTGCAACGGAACACTCACTGCCTGCAAATTACGTTTTGGCGAGCATAATGAGCTGCCGTTCGGCGGGTTCCCTGGTACGTCGCTGATAAGGAGCTGATATGCGCCAGAAAACGATTAAGGCGATACAGGCTCATGCGGCAGCTGATTATCCGCGTGAGGCATGCGGATTGATTGCTCAAAGGGGAAGAGTGGAGCGCTATTTCCCCTGCAGGAACCTGGCCAGCGAGTCGAATGATAATTTCGTCTTGTCTCCAGAAGATTACGCAGAGGTAGAGGATTGGGGAACGATTATCGGCATTGTTCACAGCCATCCTGATGCGACCACGCAACCCAGCGAACTGGATAAGGCGCAGTGCGATGCAACGCTGCTCCCCTGGCATATTATCAGCTGGCCAGAAGGCGATCTGCGTACCATCCACCCACGCGGAGAGTTGCCCCTCCTCGAGCGTCCATTCGTGCTTGGCCATTATGATTGCTGGGGTTTGGTGATGAGTTATTTCCGGCAGAACCACGGCATCGAGCTGCACGATTACCGCGTTGATTATCCCTGGTGGGAAAACGACTATCCCGAAAATTTCTACCACGATTGCTGGTATGAATGCGGATTCCGTGAATTTGATGGTCCACCGCAGCCGGGGGATATGGTGATCATGCAGGTGCAGTCGGACAAATGGAACCATGCCGGGATTCTGCTGGAAGGTAACATGCTGCTGCACCACCTTTATGGCCATCTCAGCCAGCGCGTACCGTATGGTGGATACTGGTTAGATAGAACGATGAAAATCGTTCGATATCATTCTCTGTGTTAATCTTTTGCGAGATTTGAACTAAAAGCAAAAGGGACACAGCGATGAAGAAAATAGCTCTGGCATTAGCGATATTAGCTATAACGGGATGCGCGACATCAGCCGTTCCTCCGAGTAAAGCAATGCAGGCACCAAAGGAACGACTCTTAAAATATCAAAGCGACTCGGATGGATATGGCAGTCTAACTGTAATTCGAGATAAGGGTATGGTTGGTGGGGGTTGTTACGCAACAGTCTACCTAAATGGTGAGCGTTCAGCGAAGTTAGATACGAAAGAGAAAGCTACATTTTATCTTCCTGCCGGTGAATGGGCGGTTGGCGTAAACCTTGAGGGAAAAGGGCTTTGTAGCTATTCAGGGGATAGGCAGGAGAGATTTATTAGTTTAAGTAAAACTGAGCATAAATATGTTCGTATATTTACTGACGGTGATGGAAATATGGATATAAGGCCCACGACCCTTAATTAAAAAAAAGCCCGCTAAATGCGGGTTTTTTATGGAGAAAAAATGCAAGAAGTAATGACGCGAATTGAATTGAGCGGACCATTAGGTAAAAGGTTTGGAAAAATTCACCATCGGCTAATTTCCTGCACACATGAAGCAGGAGAAGCGCTGGCAAAAACCATCCCAGGCTTTGAAAAATTCATGATATCCAGTGAGGAGCGTGGATTAACCTATGCAGTATTCAAAGGTGACAAGAATATCGGAGTTGATGATTTAGGTTTTCCTGTAACCGGGGAAGTAATTCGTATTGTTCCTGTAATCATTGGTAGTAAAAAAGCGGGAGCATTACAAACAATTCTTGGTGCAGTTCTTGTCGTTGTCGGCGTCATTGTGGGTTATGTCAGTGGTGGGACTTTATCTGCAGTGGGGTATGGAGCAGCCAAATTTGGCGCGGCCATGATGTTAGGTGGTGTCGTCCAGATGCTTTCACCTCAGCCAGCAGGGCTGGCCCGTAAAGAATCTCCCGACAACAAAGCCAGCTATGCCTTTGGCGGTGTGACCAATACTGCCTCTCAGGGTTATCCCGTTGGTTTGCTTTATGGTAAGCGGCGAATTGGCGGCGCGATTATTTCCGCCGGTATCTATGTCGAAGACCAGCAATAAATATATTCAGTAAGTAATTCCCTCCAATTCAGGCCACCTTGCGGTGGCTTTTTTTATGGGCGCAATATGGCAAATAACATAATTAAAGGGCGCAAGGGTGGCAGCTCTAAACAGCGCACGCCGACGGAACAGCCGGACGATTTACAGTCTGTAGCAAAAGCCAAAATTCTTATCGCATTAGGTGAGGGTGAATTTGCGGGTGGTTTAACCGGGAAAGATATTTATCTCGATGGCACCCCTCTGGAGAATGCCGACGGTTCGCAAAACTTTAGCGGCGTAGTGTGGGAATTCAGGCCGGGTACGCAGGCACAAAATTACATTCAGGGTATTCCCGGCACTGAAAATGAAATTAGCGTAGGGACGGAAGTTTCCAGCGAGACCGCCTGGACCCACACATTCACCAATACCCAGCTTTCTGCCGTTCGCGTCCGCCTGAAATGGCCATCCCTGATGAAACAGGAAGACGACGGCGATGTGGTGGGGAATACCGTTAAATACGCCATCGATTTACAGACGGATGGCGGCGCCTGGCAGACCGTACTGGAAACCGCCGTCTCCGGCAAAACGACGTCCGGGTATGAACGTAGCCACCGTATCGATTTACCGCAGGCAGGCAGCACCTGGACGCTGCGTCTTCGCAAGGTATCGCCGGACGCGAACAGCGTCAAAATCGGCGACGTAATGACGCTGCAGAGCTACACCGAGGTTATTGACGCGAAACTGCGTTACCCACACACCGCGCTGCTGTACATCGAATTTGACTCCAGCCAGTTCAATGGTTCCATCCCACAAATCTCCTGCGAGCCGCGTGGGCGTGTCATTCGCGTCCCTGATAACTACAACCCGGAAACACGCGAATACACCGGCACATGGACCGGAGGCTTTAAATGGGCATGGACTGATAACCCGGCATGGATTTATTACGACATTGTTGTCTCTGATCGTTTCGGTCTTGGCGATCGTCTGACCAGCGCGAATATCTCCAAATGGGCGCTTTACCCGATTGCGCAGTATTGCGATCAGCTGATACCCGATGGCAGGGGTGGCGATGGCATGGAGCCTCGCCATATCTGTAACGTTTATGTGCAGGAGCGCAACGACGCCTACACCGTACTGCGTGATTTCGCTGCTATTTTCCGGGGTATGACCTGCTGGAGTGGTGAGCAGATTATCGTGCAGGCCGATATGCCGCGTGATGTCGATTTCAACTATACGCGCGCGAATATTATCGGTAGTCCTCGTTATTCCAGCAGCACCAGTAAGGCTCGGTACACCAATGCCCTGGTTTCGTGGTCTGACCCGGATAACGCCTATGCCGATGCGATGGAACCCGCATTTATCCCGGAACTGGTTTCCCGTTACAGCTTTAATCAGGTGGAAGTCACGGCCATTGGATGTACGCGGCAGAGTGAAGCCCATCGTAAAGGGTTATGGGCCATTCTGACCAACAACAAGGACCGCATGGTCGAAATTGATGTTGGTCTGGACGGCAGGATCCCGCAGCCGGGTTACATCATTGGGCTGGGCGACGAACGGCTGGCCGGGCGAGTTAATGGTGGCCGTATCAGCGCGGTGAATGGTCGCGTCATCACGCTCGACCGTGATATCGATGCAAAAGAGGGCGACCGCCTGCATCTGAATCTGCCGTCGGGTATCTCGCAGGCCCGGACCATTCAGTCGGTGAATGGTCGTCGGCAGGTGACGGTCACAACGGCATACAGCGAGACACCAGAGGCGGAGTGCGTCTGGATCGTCGAATATACCGACCTGGTGCCGCAGCAGTATCGTGTTATCGGTGTAAAGGACAACAATAACGGCACGCTCACCATCACCGGCGTGGCCCACGACCCGGATAAATTCCCGCGTATCGATACCGGCGCGATCATCGACCAGCGCCCGATTAGTGTTATCCCGCCTGGCAACCAGGCTCCGCCAGATGGCATCCTCCTGACGTCCTTCTCCGTGGTGAAGCAGGGGATCAGCGTCGAAACCCTGCAGGCCAATTGGGACGCGGTACAAAACGCTATCGCCTATGAGGCGCAGTGGCGCCGCAATGACGGCAACTGGATTAACGTGCCGCGCAGCTCGACCACGTCATTTGAGGTAAGCGGCATTTATGCCGGTCGCTATCTGGTGCGAGTCCGTGCGATCAACGCAGCGGAAATTTCCAGTGGCTGGGCATACTCGGAAGAGAAGACCCTGACCGGGAAAGTCGGCGAGCCGCTGCCGCCGCTGGCGCTGACGACCGTTTCACTAACCGCCGGTATCGAAATTCGCTGGGAATTCCCTGAAGGTGCAGAGGACACCCAGCGAACCGAACTGCAGTACAGCCCGGACCAGAGCGGGAACGGTGCGATGCCGCTGACCGATTTAGCGTATCCGGGCAAACAGTATCAGCAGATGGGCCTGCAGATTGCCACGCAGTTCTGGTACCGCGCGCGCTGGTTGACCGCCTGGGCAATGCCTCGCCGTGGACCGGCTGGGTGCATGGAATGTCCAGCGATAACGTTTCTGATTATTACCAGCAGCTCGACGACGCGCTTAAAGGCTCGGATACATACGAGGAACTGAACAAAGGCATCCAGGACAACAGCGCTGCTGCCGACGCCGCGCAACAGGCTGCGGACGCCGCCCAGGGAACTGCTGACCAGGCGGCGAAAGATGTCGCCGCGCAGGGGGCCATCGTCACGCAGCAGGGAAAGGACCTGGCTGCCAACATCGCCAAACCAACGACACGACCAACAAGCTGGCGCAGGAAGTGAAAGACCGCGCTGCAGGTGATACCGCCACGGCGCAGAAAGCGGCCAGCGATACCGCTGCAGCGGTGGCGAAAGCCGAAACGGACGATGCCGCCGTGGCGAAGCAGGCCGCCGATAACCTGCTGAGTGCCAAACGCGAAGTTGAAGCGGCGATTGAGACGACGAACGTCACCATGCAGGACGGCTTTGACAGCATGGCGCAGCAGATGGCGTCGATTTCAGCCGGTACCGGCGAGCAGTTCGACAGTCTCAAAATCTGGTATTTCGACAAGGACAGCGAGGGGTGGAGTTCTGACGACGGCGGCACGAAACCGCTCCCGACAACCGACGACGGGTGGATCCTTCCTGCGGATTCCATTTCGACCATGCGCAGCCCGTCGGGCGCTGGCACGCTGATTGACGGCAGCGCCTATAGTACCTCCGCCTGCGCATCAAGAAAGTCGGCAACCCGGCCTGGGGCGGTCGGCTGTACTGGATTGGCGCTGATGAAACCGGCTGGACCGATGGACGCCGCCTGGTGCTGCCAGCACCGGATTTTG